CAAGTGTTTGATTGTTCTCGTTCATCTTCATTAGCTCTTTTAACTGTTGTTCATTCATCTTCTTCGTCCTCCTCTGGCTCATCATCCAAATCTGAATGACTATCTTCAGCTTGTACACCTAACACTTTAGCTTGGAGTTTCATGTTTTCCTCTTTTTGCTGATTCAGCATTTCAACCACTTCTTGTGGATTATCGATATCATCCAACCAACCTAAGCTAATTAATAACGGTATAAACTCTTGCGATTCCTTGATCTGATTTATGATATCCGATCGGTTGATTGGCAAGTTAGGTTTAAATTTGATAGTTGTTCCTTCGACATCCACATTATGACCTTTTACATTCAAAATATTTTGCAACAGTTCCAAACGCTGCATGATCCCATCTTCCAAGTATCCAATTTTGATTGACAATACAAGCAGCAATCCAAACAACTTATATTTCATTGCTTCTCCGGATTGAGTACCAGCAAAGTTTTCATCATTCAGATTAGGTACATAGGTAGTCTTGTGGAAATCATCAAGTAAAGAGTCAGCAAGTGTTTGTACTTGAGTTTCATCAAACGTGTTAGTAGCATACTGAAAATCTCCACCATCTGATTTTGCTGGCGCTTCAATGGCCATGGTTCCATTTATCTCTTCTGGTTTTTCATCTGGCAAACCAAATCCGAACATAATCATAATCGCTTTGACGAAGTTTTTCTTGTCTTTGATACGATCAGTTTGCAGAATATTATATCCATCAATCTGAGACAGTTGCTGCTCGTAGTCGCCTTGCTTTTCTTCGTTGTTTCTAAACTCAACCACAGGCACATCCTTGTAGTAATGTGATTTAACTTTAGGATTCGGAGATTTATTGATTAGGCTTGTAGGATCTAATCGCTTCGTTTTAGATAGATAAGTGATCACCCACTTTTGAGTGTAAACTGTTATCTCCCAGAACGTTCTTCTTTTCAAGTCTCGTTTCTTGACCATACGAACAGCAAATAGTTTCGTGCGATCGATAGTATCATCAACCACTAAAAACATCCCTCTAGGGTCAATCCAAGCAATTTTAGGCACTGTTTCCGGAACATCGTTTCCTTCTGTGCCAGGTTTAATAGCAAGGTAATGCAACTCAAGACCCATGCCCATTGTTGATAAACCTTTTTCTAGTTCCTTGTCGTGTTTCTTAATTTTCATCTTTTCTAATGCATCGGTAACTGGTGTAATATCTTTATCCTTTGCTGGTGCATAAGAGACAGGAGCGCCCACTGTGAATCCCACCATCATATCCGTTACATATTTAGCATTGTTGACAAAGATTTCATCCATATCGTGTGGCGTTCGGATCTTCGTTTGTCCGACCTTATGTGGTTTACCTTCGTAGTAATCAAACAACATATCAAGCCGCGGTATTTCTTTTTTATGCTCATCCATGCAAAAATTGATTACTTCCATACTTGGGTTATTAATATCACCAGCTAATTCACGATCAATAGCGATTGCCATTCTTTCACCTTCTTTATTCCATCCATGTAGGACGATTAGTAATTTTAACTTTGTTGCTCTTGAAGATAATCGTGTAAACGAAATATCTTACGGCATCCATTGCATGGTCATTTTGCTTTATAGGCTTATCCTCTCCACGATCCATTGCTTTAGAATCCCATATATAAGAACTAAATTCCTTTAGGGTATTCACACAAGAGGAATTAAACGCTATTTTTTCTTCGTTAAGAAGAGTACCAACAAAACGAATGCCATCTAGCACATCATTTTTTGCTTTTCTTATTTTGAAGTTTCTCTTCTTTAATTCGGCAATAAAAGAAGCAGCGGACGGATCCACAATCACTTCTTTAATACGGATGCCTTCTGTAAACTTCTGTAATTCATCAGCAAATTCACTATCGGTCTTTTGTTTCTTGCTATCACGTCCAGAATAATAGAATTCTTTTACGCAATACCAGATGCCATCTTTGCCTTTTTGCCACAACAAAAATACGGTAGCGTTCTGCGTACCGTAGTCAATGCTTATATAATTATCACCAAAGATGAAATCAACTAATTTATTGTAGACATGCTTTGATTGATCAAACATATCGTAAATGATACCTTCAGCAACTGTCCACAAACCAAGAATATACCGTTTGTAGAAGACTCCTGAATACATGCTGCGATATCTCTTCTTGATAGACTCATCTAAACTAAGATTGTCATCCATCGTAAAGTGAAGATACACCAAATTTTTTTCTTTAATCTTGTCAATCCAATTCAGTTTGAACCAATGATATGGGCCATCTGGGTTGCAGTTAAACCAAAACTTGGAACCTTTCTCGGAACAACGCCCAGTCGCTTGGTTTACAAAGGATTCTGGCATAAGTGCTACTTCATCAAAAAACATGCCAGCTAATGTAATACCTTGAATCAAGTCTTGAGATCGTTCATCTTTACCACCAAAAACATAGAAGTAATTGGTATTGCCTTTTTTAGTGACTTCCAGCATGTTGTCAGCACGATGGTCTTTGTAACGATATCCTCTTGATAGAAGCATGAGTTTTAACCAAAAAAGAACATTCCGCCGAAATGAGCCGATTGTTTTACCTGCCATACCAAGGTTTTTGCTGTCAAATGTTGACATAGCCCACATGACATAAGATAAACACATTGAAATAGTCTTGCCAGAACGAATAGCGCCATCTGCTATGATCCCGTCTTTATCTTTGACAGCAGACTTTTTTGTCCACCATGTAAGAATCATCTTCTGCTTTTTGCTGAAAGGTTTGAATTTGAAAACCGCCTGTTTTACTCTTCTGGCCATAGTTCTTCACCTTCAGCTTCCAATGCTGCCAAGAAACCATCGTCTTCCATATCAAACTCTTCGCTGCCATCCTTATTCTTAGCAATAGCCGCAGCAATCTGCACTTCTCGCAACCGATCACCGCCAAGATATTTCATGAGTTCTGACATGGCTTTTTGTTTGTCATAAAGTTTGACCGATATGCCGTCTTTCCCCTTTTTGACTTCTTGAATAAGCGTACCATCAACCTCTTCACTACTCTTCAGTGCAACCTGTGATGATTTGTACGTTTCTAACTCCCCAGTAAACTCGTTAAACACCTCTCGCTTCTCACCAGCATCATCATACTCATATAGTTTGTGTTCTGTTGATGAGAACTCAACGAAATCAGTGATATCAGCAAACGCCTGCTTTGCGTATTCTCTTATCAGATCTTTTACATCAAGAAAGACATCTTGCTGCAATTCCGCCTTCAGCCTTCTTAACTCGACCTTTATGCTATCTTTTGCTATCAATCTTATGCTGTTAGACCTAGCGGAATTATAGTCGCATCCATACGCTTGTTGATACGCCTTCGTTGCATTAAATGATTGTAAATAGTAAAGACAGAACAACTTTTGTTGCTCTGTCAGGTCATCGTTATTAATTATTAATTGCGGTGAATCATTTGCCTTATCGGAGTGTTCCTTTTTATTCGGAGCGCTCCTTTTGGAATCGGAACGCTCCCAGTTATCTTGTGATTTCCATTTTCTGATAGTTGACGGACGTTCTCCTAATTCCTTGGCTATATCTACTAAAGGTCGTTCTTTTGATTTTAGCCACAATTTATAGGCTTTATCTCTATTTGGGTTTCTTTGTCTAGCCATCCATTCACCACCACCTCACAGTCTGTGTTGTTTTGTAATAGTATGTAAAAAAAGACACCCTGTTTTTAGGGTGTCAACCAATTATTTTTTGAACCAATCAAGATAGCTTTCTATCGATTTTAAATCAAATAGTTCGCCATTACCCTCATAGACGGCTTTTCCATCTCTATAAATGATATCGTCAATCTTTGTTGCATCTAAAACTCCCGGCTCATACACTATAACCTCGATATGTGAATCTCCATCATAATCGACTTTTATTTGGCGGTCTCCGATGCTGAGTACAGTTCCTCTACGGTTCCCAGTTTTCGCTACGTTGATATTGTTCTGATTTTCATCGATGTTAAGATCCTCAGTCAATTTATTCTTTAAATTAAAGAATTCACTTGCGATATCATCTATAACGCGCTTCATTATCGTCAGCTTAGATGTTTCAGGTAGTTGACTACCTACATATTCTTTCAACTCTTCGTAATTCATGCTTATCACCCTCCATTCAAAACAATAATAATTGTTATTTAGAACGAAAGCAATGTAAAAAAGCAGCCCCGAGGGACTGCAAAGTAGGAAGTACCAAAGATCATGTGAGTAATCTAATCGACAACTCCCAAAGCCACTGGTGAGGACTTGAACCTCACTTACGAGTCGTACACATTCTATGCATAGCCTCTGCATTTCCCCGGTCTGCCACAGTGACATAAAATTAAGACGGCTAGCGAATGAAGATAAGGAGTGTGTTCAACTCCATTCATTTTAAATTTTTGGGTGCCGTCTTAATTAAATACAGGGCGCTGAAAGGTAATCACGAAAGTAGGTCTGCCAACGAATCATAAAGGAGTGCGCCCTGATATTTAAAAATTTCTACAATACTATTGTATCACTGGATTTGTTGCATGTGTGTGCATGTTTTGTGCATGGGCTACCAATCATTAATCATGTCGATACCAAACAGAACTACCGATAAATCTTCAAGCGCTTCTTTACAGTTGCGACTAATAGTAGAACGATCAACATGTAATTGCTCTGCTAATTTATCATCATTCAACAATGGACGCTCAATAAACTTTTTGTTAATGATTCGCCACTTCCGCTTGTCTTCCGGCTTACCTGTTGAAAGACAAATCTCCTTATAAGCTTCTAGGCATATATCAACATGCTTCATAAGCTTAACTGATTTCGCTTTATTTTGCATCAGTAAATCGAGGTTCAACCACTTATGCTCCCAAAATGTTCCTTGCACTTCCTCTACATGCTCCTCAACCGCTTCACTATGGGCTTTTAACTTGTGATAGTTGTTCATCAGCAATCTTGTATTGTGAAAAGCTCTTTTCTTGAACTGTTTTTTCTCATATTCCCTGTCTTTTTGAATTCCTTTCCTAATTTTTAGAGCTAGTTCATCTAATTGTTTATCTGAAAGTTCATGAACATTAATTTCCAATAACTGGACCTCCTCTTTATTTCCACCTTGACTCGGGCGTCTAGATGAATACATTTCTTTTTTATTTACATTATTTTAATAATCGAGGTATATAATATAATTATGAAAGGGGTGAAGACCATGAGTGAACAATTACAAGTACCTTTTGTACACATCACTTTAAATACTATTTCAAATCTTTTTCTTGTTTATTATGAAAACAATCCAGAAGTTTTTGCATGTGGTATAACTATAGAAAAAGCTTTAGATAATCTGTACAAAGTTACTAGCAGACACTACTAAAAAGTAGTGCTTTTTTTATTTTCCAAAATGTAAGCCATGTTGATGTTCTTCATCAATGATTAAAACTCTTCAAGGTCTTACCAAGGACTTTTTTATTTAATGTTCCATTTACCTTGGCTTTTTCTAGCAACTTGCGCTTCTCCTTTTTTACTTTCGATTTTTTCTTTGGCAATGGCTTCTTTCTCCTTTTCATCTAATTCTTTACCGAAAATCACACTTGCAAATACTGTGCCAAAAAGTGCCACGGCTACTAACACTGCGAAATCCATCTTTCATCCCCCTGCTTCCATCGCATCCCTGACTAACGGATCGTTGATAATAATCTTGTACTTCATCTGCTCATGCTGCAGCTGTTCATGTAACTGCTCAATTTGCTTTTGTTGGTCCACAATTGTATAGGATAGCCAACTCAAGCCGGCGATCGTTAGCAGTATTGATACCATAGCTAGTACTGTGTAATGATTAACTTTCATTGGCTTTCAACTCCCAAAATGGCGCCAATTTATATAGTTTTCCGACTTCTCTATTCAGCGAACGAACCATACTTTCTAGTACAGTCGCCCTAGTTCCGATTGTGACATTTCGCTTTTTGGCTTTTTTAACGCTTGTTATGCCGATGTTGTGGCTGAGTTCATCAAAAATCAAAATGCCCTCATGATAGTATTTCCAACCTAAATCTTGATCGGCTTGGATTGCTTCCCATAGTTCGTTAGTTACCACGAGATAGTTATAATCACCGATAAACGTTTGACCTGCCTTTGATTTCAAATCAGCTAGCGTGACTTTGATCTCATAACAGCGAATCGTGTTATCTGTTGAATACGTGATATAGTCCACTCGCTCTTTGCCGTACCAACCGATAGTGACTTCAAAACATCCGAAAACACCCATTTTATTTGTATAGTTCCATAAGCATTTCTCTGCTTGTCTGGTTAAATTTGTTTTACTCATCGGCTTGTTCCAACAGTTCTGGGTTCTCGTAGATGTTGCCTAAAATAGTTATATCGCTAGATGCTAAGTTAAAATTGTGCAAGAATATTTCTTCTAAATCTTCCGCATCAGGTAAACTCGTAGAAACAGAAATACCATCAATTTCACTAGGTATAGGTTGGGGAGTGTCGAAATCATACTTGGCATCTTTGATTACCCATGCTGTTCCTGTTTCATCTGTATCAACCACACCGATCATATGATTTTCTTGGTAATAGCCCATAGGCCACTCTTCCCAAAAGATATCAATGATGTCACCTCTATAAACGTCCTTTTCTTCATCGTCTTCGTGGGAATCTGACATATACCCTTTCAAGCCAGTGGATTGCATCAGCACACACGTACCTAAGCCATCATCATCTAATGCAGACCATACGTCCCTTGGCTTACCGTTATCAACTACCCTAAATTTAACTTGTGTATGTTGCACTTCGCTAAAGCCTAAACTGGTCACTTTACCCATAAGTTTGTCATTTTTATCCCACGCTCTAAATTTTGGTACCATCTTATCCCTCCTGTTCAATCAAACGAATAGCACGACCGCAAGCAAGCTCATTGTTAAATCTGTAAATATTTTTCCTTACAGAATCCAGATTTTCTTCTTTAACTTCTTGATTCATTTTGTATGAAAAATTTGCCCAATCATTAAAGGAATCAAGCCATCCTTGTTCTTCGTTGTCAGTAGTAATGATATATTTCATTCTTATCCCTCCTGTTCATCCTGTTGGATTTGATCAATCAAATTAATGACTTGACCTTTGCTTAGATTACCTTTGATCCCCAATATTTTCTTTTTCAGATTCAGTTTAATCGCAGCCGTAGTTTCCTTTGAAACCTTGTCAGATACTCTTTCAGCAATTTTCTTTTCTTGTCTTTTTAACTCGTAGACTTCATCAGCTAATTGCTTTTTTTCGATCATCAGCGTATTATTTTTTGATTCTAGATCTTCTATCCGAGACTTATAACGGTCGATGCTGTATAGTCTTCCATTCAAATCCGCAATTGTTTTTTCTTTGTTCTCCAGTACGACTTTCAAGGCTTCAAATTGCTGCAGATCATTTTGAAGTTTTTTGATTTCAGAATCTTTCTGTTCAATTTGCAATTCCAAAGCCTTTTCTTTCTCATATCCTTGGACTACATATTTTTTCAGATTATCTACGGGAATTTGATCAGCTAAATCATATTCTTTTTTCTTCTTTGTTAATCCGAACATCTTATCCCTCCGTTCATGATATAATCGCCATAGGAGGCGATCGTATGAAAATTACTGTTGATCTAAACTCAGTTGTTCCAATAGCCGTCATTGATGCTGTTAATGAAATGATGTATCCATTACGAGTCATCGAATTAAGCGATGATCCTAACGAATTTCTGAAACAACTGAGTATTTACATAAATGAGTATTCTGATGAATTTTCTGAAATTCTTAAGCAACAGTTTATGGTTAGAGTGACCGAACGTGTTGCAGTTGATCTGAAAACACAAGGAATTTCAATAGTTCCAAAAGAAGACTCTTAGTGGGTCTTTTTTCCGTTATCGCTGACGATTACTGACTTATTTGTTTTTTTACAATCTAAAGATTTTTTATTATCAAAAAATCAAATAACGATATTTTCAATTCATTTACATTAATTCTATTAATTAGTATATAATCTAACTGAAAGGTGGTTTATCTATGAAAAAAATTTGTTTTGTCTTAGTGCTCAATAATGTAATGTCGTATACGCCATTATCTCCGGGACTTCTTTTTAAAAAAGATACAAGCCTTAAAGATTATTTCTCTCAGTTTTACGATGTTTCAGTAAATTATCTTAGGGACAAAGATAATGTTGACTACTTGGTCCTTCCTGAGCCATTCGTTCCTTTTGATAATGAAAACAACCTTCCTATCATAAAAGTTCCTTCTAAATTCTTTCTGACTAAAGATTTTGAAAAAATTAAAGAGTACATTGATGACTACTTTAAAGAAAACGATGATAAGTAACGCTATCCTCGATCGTTTATAGCCCCTACTGGTTGATATCATTATCAATCAGTTTTTTATTTCGTCGGATAGCTGACTTCAATTTGCTTTTTGATTAGTTATCCGATTCAAGAATTCTTTTTCAAATAGTATAGTGTTAGTGTTGAACCAATTAGCCAGCTTTAAATCATCACCACTAAGCCAATGTGTTCCGTTTATTAACCAATCAACGTCCGCACTATATAAATCATGCAAAGATCGATATTTTTCAGATAGTCGGTTAATTTCATTAATTACCATAACTGGTATTTTCTTCATCGAAGTTCCTCCGATTTCAGTCTTGCTTTCAATTCTTCCAGATCCTTTTCAGCAAATATTCTGTTTCCATGCCATTTTGAAATGAACTCAAAGTCGTTAGTTTCCAGCGCTTCTTCTAGAGCAGCGATTTTCTTTTCGATAATTCTCAAACTTGCTTTGCTCATGTTTTCCCTCCAGTTTTCTATTTTGGTGGATAGTGGAATTACTCTCTGTAATAATCATAGATTTCTAAGTAGCCAGATATATCACTCGGAAGATAATCAGACGTCGTCACAATTATTTCTTGTAATAGTGTTTTGCTTAATTCCACTAGATCATTTAAATCACCCAAGTTGATAATCTCTATAGACAACAAACTGTAACGAATTATTTAGTTTAATCCGAGCTTTGTCAGTGCGTTATTTAGCTAGAAAGTAACCGCTATTCCTATACCAATGTTTTTAATTTTTATATTACAGTTTTCTTTCTATAATATTTTGTACCAATTTAGCAATATTTTTCTCATGAAATTTTCATAGTTTTTTCCATTATTTTTTCACTAAAAACATATCGATAGTATACTTAAATTATTTAATTATCCGATATTTCTTTAAAGGACTTGAAATGTAATGAGAAGCCAGAAACAAATTACAATAAAAGATTTTTTTAATACTAAGAGTAATATCATTAATTTACTAAATTCAATTAATCAGGATAACAAAAAAGAACTCGAATTCGTTTTTTCAAAATTTTTTCCATATGGTAAAATAAAAATTTTCGATCTTTTCCAAAATAAGCCTTTACATAAAAAGGTTTGTCGACAATCAGTGCCTTCCTATCCTCAACCGATTACTTTTTACAATCAAAATTATTATCCAAGCATTTGTAGAGTTTTTATTCTATTCAAATTATTATTCATACATAATCTACTTCACACTGTTCAATAACGTAATTATTTCTAGTTTTCAATCTCTGTCGATTAGCTACTCTTCTTAAATTTTTTTACGCTCAATAGCGTTGGTTGCAAATAGTATTCAAAGGCATAAAATTTCTCGCAACTTGGACACTGTTCCTCTGTAAATTCTTCTTCAGGAGCGATTTCGTGAATTTCAGTTTCATAAATCGTCCCACAATATGGACATTCGATACCTAACATAATTTGTCCTCCTCTATTCCGTTATCTCTTCCAATTCTGGAATTATTTCAGGTCACTGGATTTAACGAAAACACCATTGACCATCTTCCCAGTTCGCCCTTTGATTTCGTCATAAGCGAAATTCAAGCACTCGTATAAATCCATGTCGTTTTGCAAAGCTAAAATAATAATGGTCACAGCAACATCTCCGATGCCATCGCGTAATGCATCTTGGTCATTTCTAGCTAATGCAGCCGCAACTTCTCCGACTTCTTCGACAACTTTCAGCATTTGCTTGCTGGAATCTGCCTTATCAAGTCCCTTGTTTTTCGCCCACTGCTCTACTGATTCAATTAATACATCCATGTTATTCCCTCCAATTTAAGTTATGCACATATCCACAAAGTTATGCACAATATATTGTAGGAACGTATTTTCGCCCACTATATATTGATTACTTTGTTCTTTTATAGCCCAATTCAATCAAAAACTCTTCCCTTTGGTTCAAAGCGTTACGATAAATCGCCTGTACACCAATTTGATCCGCATAGGCTTTTCCTTCTTGACTAGTAATAAAACGATAGGTCCTTGCTGTTTCATCTACTAAAATCGCGTGAAATTCGTTGTAATAAATTCTTTTCAAAATATTCACCTCAACTTACAAACTTTTGATGGGAGATCTTCACTTCATCATCATTGATCATCGAGTAAGCCATCGTAGTCTCAATATTTTCATGACCGAGGAACCTAGAAACGAGTTCTATCGGCATCCCGTGTCTTCTCGCAAGTGTTGCGGCTGTCCTTCTGAATCTGTGTGGGTGAACATTCAAAACACCTGCACGTTCCCCTAGACGATTGACCAACTTTTGGATTCCGGCATTAGTCATCTCTTTCCCTCTCGTCTGTCCATAAAATAATGGACCAGTGATGTGAGGCACCTCTTTTAAGTAATAATTCAATGCCAGCTTTGCCTTGGCATTAAAGTATAAAGTTCTTTGCTTGTTGCCTTTTCCAATCACTTCAATCGAATCATTTTCTTGGTCATAGTTACTAAAATTGAGAGAAACCAATTCAGAGACTCGACATCCAGTACTCAATAGCAGTTCGATGATTAGCGTTTCTTTCGCATTAGATGCAGCAATTCGTAGCTTTTCAACTTCAAGCTCGCTGAATTCTTGTTTGCGCCTTTTGGGTACTTTTATCTTTTCCACCCTTGCGCCAGGATCTCGATCGATAAACTCTTCGATATACAGCCAGTGAAAGAACCTAACGATGCAGCCACGTTCACGAGCAAGCGTACCTTTAGATATTCGATCCTGAATTTCCCTGTTGGCAATAAACAATCGAATGTCATTTGTGGTGATATCCTTAAACGGCTTTCTAAGCTTGCTCATGAAGAAGTTGATCGTCTGCATATAAAGTTTCAACGTTCCGTCTGAAAGCCCCTGAATCTTCTTTGACACCATAAATTGATGGTATGCAGCTGCATCGGATCTCTCATCATAGATCACTACATCAGTTGAAGTTTTAACTAAGTCGAAGGAATCCAAATGCATCAATAGAAGCATATTTACTTTCCTAAGTTGTTCTGGATCCAAATCATTTTCTAAATCTCCAACAATTTTATTAATCAGCGACTCCTTGTTGGTCATCGTTCACTCCTAACCGAAACTCTTTCGAATTTCATATTCGTGGTCGATCAACTCTTTCAATGTATCTTTGGGATATAATTTCTTGCCCGACCGCTTTTGATGCTGCACACACAACCACTGAAACTTTTCGATGGTTGCATCATCCATAGCGTATCTGGGTCTTTTTTTCTTCGTAGCCAACAGGTGGGACACCTCCTATGAAATGGTGGGACACCTTGAGGGTTACTCCTTCCAGCGGTAAATTCGCCCTTGTTTATCAGGTTTCCCACTTTGGATTAAATTTTTAACAGTGACTTTGGACTTCTTGCATTTCTCACTAACGGTTTTCTTATTTCCTGTAAAAATGACGTCCCCTTTATACAGGACCTCAACTAAACGTTTTTCAGGGTTTACACCTTCATAGAGATCCTTCCGAAGCTTTTCCCATTCTCTTTTGGCATCGGGGTCTTTTTCAAGATCGACTTTTTCCGCAAGGTAAACCATCCGTTGCCGGCGAATCTTTTTTTCAAGACTTTTTTCTTTATCCATCTAACTAACCACCTCCCTTTTTGTTTAGATAGGCTTGGACCTTAGCATTTATTTCCGCTTGGCGTTCTGGGGCAATTTCAGGCTCTGGTTCAGGATTAACGAACCTTTCAGGCAATGGTTCTTCTCGAATAAAAGGTTTCTTCATTCGCTTTTGGTTACTTGTTTCTTTTTTTATCTCAAACTTGAGACTGTCAAATTTTTCTCTCAGCTTTTTAGCACTTCTGATATTGCCAAACCAAAACTCACTTGAAGGAAGCCAATTGATCACATATTCCATTTGTTTGATAGTACGATCATCCTTTTCCTCCATAAGGCGGATAACATCTGCCCATTTTTCCAAGTTGGCTTTTTTCATTTCTTTAGGAAAATCATATATCAAATTATTTTTAAGCTTCGAAGCAAGCGTGAAGTGTTCGGTAGAATACTTCACAGGAGGAGTTTCAACTTCTTCTTTATTTGTATTATTAAATGTATTATTAATAGATGTATTATTATCTTGATAGATTTCTGGGTGAGGGGTCACCCATTTTTCTGGGCTACACCCTACATTTTTCTGGGTGGGGCCGTCTAGAATTCTGATATACCTAGCTTCAATTTCCTTAGTCCCTTTTTTGTATTTGACCTCTCTGTATATGAACCCCCTATCTTCAAGGGACTTAAGCCAATTTTGAATAGTAGACTTACCTACTTTATACTGACTGGCGAAATAGTCATTACTTGCCCAGCAATAGCCTTTTTCATTGCACAAGGCGGTAATTTCTCCGTACAAAAGTTTTGCGTTAGGTATTAAAGTATCGTCATATCTAACACTGGCAGGAATTACTGCAAAATAACTTCGGTGATCACTCACGATACTCCTCCTCAATAGCTTTCTTGAACAAATCTTCCGTTTCGTATTCTTCATCAAATCGCATAATTTGGGCGTTGTTCATAATGCCGATCTTGATCAATGCCTCTTGGTCTAAGTAGACTGGTTTGATTTGATATTTTTGAATAAACTCTTCTTGACCTAAGTTGTGAGCGATATTGTGGTACTTCCAACTCAAAGCAACAAATGGAAACTTCCGATGATCGACTTTGTTCCTGTGTCGGTTTCCTACCGCTGTTACATGGTGGATCTGCGCGCCTGATTGACCAGTTACTGCGCATTTGCGGTATTTGCAGCAGAAGTAGAAGAAACTATCGTGTTCCAGAAGATAGTTATAACGCCTAGGCAGTTGAACCCCTTCTGCAACAACGTATTCGATTAGAAAGTCAATCCATCGGTTCATCTCTGATTTACTAGCCTCAGCATGGCTGAACTCACAATCGTACGTATTTTGATAAATGTTTCGCATTTTCTCTTTCGCTTCATAGCGTGGAATATTTTCACTCTCAGCAATATCTTTGATCAATGAATGAGACAATGCATTTTGCTTCGCACTTCTGGGGTCATTATCTATAAACTGAATTTCTGCGAATCCCTCCTGTCCCCTGCGGATCGTTTCAAGGTGCTCAGGATTCACATTCTCGTCAACTTCCAGTAGAAATCTGTTCCCCTGTTGCTTTAGAATCTTGGCTAGCATCACTCAATCACTTCTATAACATCAATTTTTAATTCAACAATTCGTTTGTTTAGCTCAAAAAATTTTGCTTCCGATCCTCCAAGCTTTATAGTTGAGACTTTTTCATAAACCGGCGTTTCCCTTTCTCCGACTGATTCTTCTTTGATTTCGCCAGTCTCTAAGTCAATTGGCACCGAGGGGACATGCTCTTTTTGTTTGACTTCTTGGATAACTTCTTCGCCTATAGCGATACGAGCTTTTTGCTCTGCCACGACTTGATTGATTTGATCAAAGACTTCTTGCAATTCGTGGCCTTGATCGATCCAACGAACCCAAGAGAATGGATCTAAGCCAACAGCCTGCGCATAGCTTTCAACTGCTTGTTTATTCGCTGCTAATGTTTGTTTCTTTGTCACGATTTCATTAATGGTATCTGTGATTTCTTTACTGATCGCTTTTGTTAATTCACCCTTAGCAGCAGTGAATGAACCTTTATTTGTCCATCGATCAGAAATTTCAATTTCACTTGGATCGACACCTAATGCACTGCACAGATCCTCTATTTTTTCTTTCACTTTCTGCAATCGGGAATCACGTTCTTTCGTTTCGAACTTTTCGAGGCTCTGAGAAATTCCTTCTTTTGCCGCTTCCATCTGATTAACAAATGTCTTGATCTTGGCTTCAAATGCTTTTAACGGCTCTGAATACCCGTTTTTTACTTCTTTTCGTTTTTCTTCCAGCAATTTGATAATGTTATTCAGAGACGATCGTGCATCTTTAGCTCCTTGGATGTCTCCTTCACTAAAGGTCAAACTTTTGTAATGATTGGCGGTATTTTTAACAAGCGCTTCAAGCTCTGCTTCATTTTTGATTTCAATGGTACTTGGTGTATAGTCAATCTGAATTGATGTGTCTGTTTTGATTAATTCATTCATCAGATATTTTCCCCCATGTAAATGATTTAGTTTCATTCTTTTTCGGTACTGCTTGTTCAGATATTTTAGCTTTCTGAATTTTTTCCGCTTCAAGTTTCAAACGATTTGCACGATTCAAAATAGACCCATACTCATTTTTATTTAATTGATCAAATGGTGTTTGTATTTTTGTGTTTTCTCGTATATTTGCAACAAGGATTTCAAAATCAGTGTCTGTCGCTTGAGCAACAACATTGAGTATTTCGTCCAAATAGCCGACTTGTTCCTCGCTAATTAGTTCTGGCTTAGAAATATCTTCTGGCATATCTTCCCCTGCATATAGATACAAGCCTAATCCATGTTTGGCCAACGCTTTAACAAAGCAGCGTTTATTACTAGTGTTAATTTGAAAACTGTTAGGATTAGATACTGGATACTTGGCTTTTTCAACAATTGGCAGCCATTCTGTTTCTGCCTTACCTTGAAATGTCACAGTGTTTCTCACGAAAAATCCTTGTGGTGTTTTTAAATAAGGGACCGTAACCCCTTCAATCATTCGAAATTGATTATCAAACATTGGAAATTCGTGTACTTTTTCTGATGCCTCTGGATCGATACGCTTCATTTCTCGCCATCCGTATGACCACGAAAGATATTCAAGAGTATATTCTTGAGGCTCTCCTTGCTTGTCTGTATATTTTTGGACATTCTTTTTAACTGCTTTCTTTATGTCTCGGTTGTAAAGATCCTCAAAAGGAACAATTGCTTTTATTGTCATAACGGCACCGGCTTTCCTAGTTTTGATTTGCAGTACTCCAACAGGTCATCCTCATGGATGAAGTGATCATCAATGGAATAGACTAGATCACCTTGGTATAAGGGATTGCCACGCCAATCAAATGCAATCGGATCTGGTTCATCTGGCGGCAATTGTCTTGCCCCTAGACTGTCAAATGAATTCATAGTATAATCTCCTTAACTAATAATGTTTACATTTGGTCTACACTAGCGGGAACTGGTGTAGACTCTTTTTTTCGTTTCATTCGTTCGATATGTTGTCTAGATCGAATTAACGGCTTGTTGTGTCTGTACCATCGATCAGCAATGACTTTACCAATGCATAGCGCTTCTGCTCTACTCATATCGCTTCACTCTCCGTTCAAAAGTTGCTTCGTCATACAGCATTAGCCACCATATAGCTAAAACTGGAAAAGCAATTTTTAACCACGCTGGTACATCTCCTGTAATCAACACCCCAACAGCAAATGTGGAGAGAATTAATGCTACACGTCTGAGCCAATACACTTTTTTCATGCCCGATCCTCCATATCCAATTCTGTTTGAATCTGATTGATTCGTTCCTTGGTTACAGATGACGGTTGCCAATGATCAATAAAACCCAGAACCTTTTGAAAATCCTTGTCTTTGATACGGCCACGATTTGGAACGTTGAACAATTGTTTGATGCTAGATCCCAAATCCTGAAACAGCATGCTTTTTGCGCCTTGCCCAAGATGTTGATCCTTGCAGATCTGATAGACTTTCTTTTGAACCGCACGATCGATTGTTCCTTTGTCTTCAGTAGTGATCAACTTATTTTCTTCGATGTCTACCAGACGAGTGTTGATGTTATCAAGGCGTTGATTTGTTTCTTCGTTTGCTTCTAAAGCAAGTTTTGCTAATTCACGAGGCGAAGTTGGAATCTGTGGCTGCTGTTTGATGCGATCTTCCATTTTGTTGAATGCATCAATGTATTTAAGCTTGAATTGCAATGCAGCCTTCCCTGTGAATCCCATAGCCAGCAATGTGAAGCCGTCTCGATTCATGATAATTTGCGGATAAGTTTGTTTATTTTGCGGATGGACGTAATTATCTTCAAAAAATAAGTCTGTCCAATTTTGGACACCCTCTTTTAAATTCAACAGGTCTCTTAATACGTGCTGATGTTTCTTTCCGAATACTTCTGCAACTTGTAAACTACTTGTTACCGCTTGCTGATCTTTCATAATTGCTAAATTTGTCATTTTTCAATTTCCTTTCTTTGGTATAATTTCCTTATCAGTCAGTGGTCGGCTGAAATAATTGATAAGGGGGTGAAATTTATGGCTCTCTATGCAATCACGTATGATTTGCACAAACCTAAACAAGATTACGAAACTCTACATGATACGATTAAATCTCTAGGTGCTTATTCAAAAAGATTCGATTCATTTTGGCTCATAGATACATCGTTATCTGCATCAGAAATACGAGATAAAATCAATAATGTCATTGATTCAAATGATGTCGCACTAGTGATAGAGGTTCGCAAACATTGGGCTTCGCATAATCTTCCTAAAGAAGCTGTTGATTGGCTTAAAAGCGATAAGCGAACTTTTAATTAGAAGAATCAACACCTGTATTAGATCTCATATCTTCAAATGGGATCTTTTTGATTTCAATTGATATAACGGAATCATCAATATTTAGTAAAACTAATCGTTCTATCTCGATGCGAGATAATTTGGAATGTTTTTCTCCATGGCCACCTTCATCAATAATTAAATCCATTAATATTTCCTCCTTTACATTTGTTCAAATGTTTCTATTCTTTCGAAACACTATTAGGATAATGAATAATTTTCACTAATTTTTGCTCTAGGTTGCTTCCGACAGCTTGGAGCAATTTTGTTATTTCCCCTGGTGTTGCCTCGATTGTAATTTTCATTTTGGTCCCTCCTTTTTCATGCAACCTCTGAAGGTTTCAATTTTTTTGATCTATAACGGTTAGCTTCTTTCCATTTCAAATACCAAAGGAATGTTCCAAGGTGAATCCAAGTTACGCTATGGGTTGGTTTTAAAACGCCCTCTTTGAATTCAGGAATACTCTCCATCTCTTTTTGATACGTATTTAAAGTAGTACGAGATAACCCATTGAAACGAATCATTAAATCTTCACGCCTATCCCATTCAGAAATCGAAGTCTTATCCGTAGCCATTTTGATTAATTCCGGAATAGTTGGTTTTTTCATGCTTTTTCTCCTTTCTGTTCTTGATTTTCTTTTTCTAATAACATCTCAATAGAAACGTTCAAGTAATTAGATACTTTCAACAACTTTTCAGCTGAAGGCATTGATTTATTCCATTTAGAAATATAAGATGAGCTAAATCCTAAATCCCTCTCCATTTTGTTAATAGAAACATCTTTTTGAAACGCAAGTTTTTTAATTTTTTCATACAACAATCAAAATCCCTCCTTTCTATTAGAATATTTTCTAAAAAACTATTGACACACCTCGGAAAATATTCCATAATAAAAGCACAACGAAATAAGCGTATGCCACCAAACATTATCGCTATTTCATCCACTGTTACGTGGGTTATTTTGTGTACCTTTGTCTCACACACATAATATATCACGGAATATTTTCCACGTCAACAGAAAAATATGAAAAATTTTCCGAGGTGTAAAAATGGACGTTTTGGGTAAAATAAAAGAGCTGGCTAAACAGAGGAATATTAGCCTTGCTGAGTTGGAAAGGCGTACCGGGTTATCAAGCGGTTCAATTACTAAATGGGGAAAAAGCGCTCCATCTGTAGACAAATTAGCGAAAATCGCTGAATATTTCCATGTGTCCACTGATTATCTTTTAGGAAGAACAGATAACCCACACATGGGTATGTCCGAAAAACAAAAAGAATTGACCATAGAAGAAGCTTTAAAATCTGTTATGAGTTATAACGGTAAAGAAGTTTCTGAAAATGACCGTGAAGTATTAGAGAGGATTGCAAAAGCATACTTGGACGGAAAAATATAAGAGGGTGTTTGTTTGGATGCTCAGATTTTAGAAATTGTTGAAAAGTTGAACATAACAATAGTTTATGATGAGTTTTTGGAAGATCATGGAAAATATCTTCCGATTGTAAATATTATCGCATTGAATAGTAAGTTGAATGATTTTGAAATGAAGAGGGCTTTACTTCATGAATTGGGTCATGCTTGTGAGGATCAAGATAATTACGAGCTTTATAAACTCTCATTTGTCTTAAAGTCAAAAATGGAATATGCTGCAAATAGATTTATGATAAGCTATTTCACCAGCGAATACGATGATATCTATAATTACAGTCAATTAATAGAAGAATTTAGTATTGGGATGGGCTACGATGTTAAATATGCAAGATAAAAATACCCCTATCAAAGGACCAGCTTCGATAAGGGTTACTCATTTCTGAGATAGTACAAATATATTATATCAGAGAAATGAGGAAAGAAGATGAAAAAAGTCGTACCGTGCTTATTGTTTGTTGGTTTAATAATGACCGGATGTTCTAATAATGAAGAAAGTACAACTCCCCCAACTGATACAACTTCTCAAACGACTTCTGTTTCTGAAGAACAGAAAGCTGACTTCGAATATGGGAAAATCATTACTGACGAGTTTGAACTTACTTATAAAAATTCTGAAATAGTTAAAAGTCCGTCTGAAGATGGCTATGGGTTATATATAACGTATTCATTAAAGAATACTTCAGATAACAATATCACACCTATTGATATTATTAATGATTACGTTTTATTTAAACAAGAGAATGAAACTTCTGAGGTTGATCTCGATAACACCTACTATAGCTTAGATGCATTTGGATCAACAGATGATGTCGAATCATATAATGAGCAAGTTGATAAAGAAAACTCTCGTTCTGATGAACTGTTACCCGATAAAACCGTGGACATAATAGAGACTTACTCTCTGGACAACTTAGATTTCCCAGTTAAAATGATAGCTATGTATGAAGATAAAGAAATAGGTATTTATGAAATTGATTTGACTGAATTAGAAAAGCCTGAAGAAACAAAATCTTTAGCCAATACAAATAATCCCAATGAAGATAGTTCCTATAACGAAGGCCTTTCCGATATGCCAGCAAGCTGGCAAGAAGGTGAAGCTGAGTGGGAAAAAGCAAAGGCTGAAGGCTGGACAGCCGAGGATTGGGAAGAAGCAGTCAGAGCTAGTGAAAACGAAACTTATGTAGTAGGTTCCGGTCAATATGAAGATTCATTTAATGGTAGTCAAGCTGAGCAAACAACATTGCCTGAAGGAACTTCTGAAAATGCAAGACGTATATATAATGAAATAAAAAGTATTCAAGATAGAGAATTAACATCTGGTGAAATTCAAACATTAGAAGCAATCGAACAAGGCTATTACGAGTAAATAAAAAACACGCCCCTCCGACCAAAGACAGGCGTGCAAAACAAAATAAACGATAGGCTTATTTAGTCATGCCTATTGTATCAAAGAATTGAGGTATACACAATGTGGAGCGAATCTTTAGGCAACGGAAGATATAAGTTTATAGAAAGATACAAAGATCCCTATACCGAAAAATGGAAAAAGACAAGTACTGTTCTAACAAGTGATTCTTCCAGAGCCTGGAAGAATGCACAGAAAATATTAGACAAAAAAATAGAGGAAGCTTTAAGTAATTATGATAAATCTGACATCACTTTCAAGGAGCTTTACGAAGAGTGGTTTGTTTATTATCAACAACATGTAAAAAGAACAAGTTGGACCAAAGTTCCAAAGATGATGAAACATATTCAAAAAGTTATATCTGACGATGTTCTTGTTCGAAATATAGACGAGAATATGATTCGTAATATTACAGAAAAAATGTATACTTTCGGTGACCTATCCTTGAATTATACGAAACAGACCAAGACGACCCTTTCAATCATGTTGAATTATGCAGTTGAGAAAAAGTATATTAAACAAAATCTAGCGCTGAATGTCAAAATTCAAAGAAAAAAAGCTGAAGAAGAAAAAAGAAAAAAGAACATGGATGAAAAATACCTTGATCAAAGCGAAATGACAGAGTTGCTTGTATATATGAGAAAATCTACTAAAAGATTATTGCACGCTAACATTGCAGAATTGTTATATTTAACAGGCCTAAGATACGGAGAGTTACAGGCATTACAAGTAAAGGACTTTGACGGGAGTACTTTGGATATTAACGGCACATTGGACTATTCTTTCTTAAAAATGGCAGATGCTATAAAAACTTCACCTAAAAATATCTATTCTAAAAGAATAGTTTCTTTGCCTAATAGAGCAGTAAAAATTGTTAATGAAATCATAGAACACAACTCTTTAGTATTTGGCTCCCAAAGTAACGAGGATTATATATTTAAATCATCTAGAGGTACTCCGTTGTCTCTCCATAGCTTTAATATGGTACTGCATAGAGTTCAAGACGAACTAAAATGGGATAAAAACTTATCCTCACACATATTCAGACATAGTCATATTTCTTTACTAGCTGAATTGAATCTTCCTTTAAAAACCATAATGGAGAGAGTCGGACATTCCGATGCCAACACGACTTTATCAATTTATAATCACGTGACCAAAAAATCCAAAGAGCAGGTTATCGATCGATTAAACAATTTGTAATTTGCCCCTTTTTTGCCCCTTTTGTATAAAAATTAACATTAAACAAACAAAAGAACCCCTATAAATAGAGGTTCTTTTATTATAACTACATCATGCCGCCCATACCCATTGATGGGTCCATTGCAGGAGCTGCTGGCGCTGCTGGTTCTGGTTTGTCGGCAACGACTGCTTCAGTTGTTAACAATAATGCGGCAACAGAAGCTGCGTTTTGTAATGCAGAACGCGTTACTTTTGTTGGGTCAACGATCCCAGCTTCTAGCATGTTTACCCATTCGCCAGTTGCTGCATTGAAACCAACACCTAAGTCAGCGTTTTTCAATTTGTCGATGATGACTGAACCTTCGTAGCCTGCATTTTCAGCAATTTGACGAACGGGTTCTTCTAATGCACGTAAAACGATTTTGACACCTGTTGCTGCATCGCCATCTGTTTCGATTTCTGCAACTTTGTTGATGACATTGACTAAGGCAGTTCCACCACCAGAGACCATGCCTTCTTCAACAGCGGCACGTGTTGCGTTCAATGCATCTTCAATACGTAATTTCAACTCTTTCAATTCAGTTTCAGTTGGTGCCCCAACTTTGATCACTGCAACTCCACCAGCAAGTTTTGCTAAGCGTTCTTGTAGTTTTTCACGGTCAAAGTCAGAAGTTGTATCAGCGATTTGGTTTTTGATCAATTGAACGCGTGCGTCAATTGCTTCTTTTTCACCAGCACCTTCAACGATCGTTGTGTTGTCTTTATCCACAACCACTTTGCTTGCTTGACCTAAGTTATCGATGGTTGCATCTTTCAACTCAAGACCTAAGTCTTCAGTGATCACTGTACCACCAGTTAAGATCGCAATGTCTTCTAGCATTGCTTTACGACGGTCACCAAATCCTGGTGCTTTCACTGCGACAACGTTGAATGTTCCACGGATTTTGTTCAAGACAAGTGTTGGTAATGCTTCGCCATCAACGTCATCAGCGATGATCAATAATGGTTTTGATTGTTGTAAGATTTGTTCTAACAATGGCAAGATATCTTGGATGTTAGAGATTTTTTTGTCAGTGATCAAGATGTATGGATTTTCTAACGCTGCTTCCATTTTATCGTTGTCAGTTACCATGTATTGTGATAAGTACCCACGATCAAATTGCATTCCTTCCACAACATCTAATTCTGTTTCGATCCCTTTTGATTCTTCAATAGTGATAACACCGTCATTGCCGACTTTTTCCATTGCATCAGCGATATATTGACCAACTTTTTCACTACCAGAAGAAACAGCACCAACTTGTGCGATTGCTTCTTTTGAATCAACGATTGATGAAATGTTGTGTAGCTCTTCTACAGCCACTTTTGTTGCCATTTCGATCCCACGACGAATACCTAATGGGTTCGCACCAGCGGTGACATTTTTCAATCCTTCACGAACGATTGCTTGTGTCAATAACGTAGCAGTCGTTGTTCCGTCACCAGCGATATCGTTTGTTTTTGAAGCGACTTCAGAAACAAGTTTTGCGCCCATGTTTTCAAAATGATCTTCTAATTCGATTTCTTTAGCGATCGTTACACCGTCATTTGTAATCAATGGTGAACCGTAAGATTTTTCTAAAACCACGTTACGACCTTTAGGACCTAAGGTTACTTTTACTGTATCTGCTAATTTATCTACCCCACGAAGCATTGCTGCGCGTGCGTCTTCTGCAAATTTGATTTCTTTTGCCATGATTTCATCACCTCAAGTATTTTTTATTTTTCTTATTCTACTACTGCAATGATATCTTTTGCAGCAACGATCAAATATTCTGTTCCTTCATATTTCACTTCTGTGCCAGCGTATTTTTCAAACATTACTTGTTCGCCAACGTTGACAGCAACAGGAGCTTTTTCACCGTTTTCGAGCGTGCGTCCTTCGCCGACTGCAATAACGGTACCCGTTTGTGGTTTTTCTTTTGCTGCTGATGCAAGCACGATTCCGCCTACAGTTTTTTCTTCTTCTTTTGCGACTTCGATAATCACACGATCACCTAATGGTCTTAACACGATAAATCCCTCCAATGAATGTTATAGAATTTAGTATTAGCACTCTCTTGTATCGAGTGCTAACTTACAGTTTCAATATTACTCATTTTCCCAAATTTTTGCAAGCCTTTTGCTAAATTTTTTTTGCATTTCTATTTGATTGATAAAAATAGTAGGATTTTTTGTTTCTAGAAGCAACCTAGTCTATAATGAAGCAAAGGAGTGTGAGGAAACAACTATGTCTTTATCAAAATATTCTTTGTCCACGATTCTTACTTACGGCATCGTCTTTTTTCTACCGATCGCCTTCATCCCTAGCGGACATCAAGTGGCCGCAACAACGATTGGTTATTTAGTTGGTGCTGCGATCATGTTTTTCTTGTATTTCAAACAAACGGAACCGTTATCGTTTGAACACAAAAGATCAAAAATTTCATCGATTCTTATTTATGGACTGACAGGTATTATTGCAGCGATCTTGTTGCAAAATCTAGCCATTTTTATCGAATCGCTTTTCGGTGAAGTCAGTGCTTCGCAAAATACCGAAAATATCATTGCTATTGTGCTGCAAAACCCACTGTTCGCCCTCGCGGCAATGGTTGGTGGACCAATTATGGAAGAATTTGTCTTCCGCAGAGCCTTAGTTGGCATCATTGGGAAATACAGCAATGTTTGGGTCGGTGTAGTGGTCAGCGCTGTAGCCTTTGCCTTTGCCCATAATGACAATCATCTCTTAGTCTATATTTTCTTAGGACTGTTCTTTTCTGGGCTTTATGCCTTGACCGGCAGCATTTGGACTTCCATGATTACCCATGTGGGAATGAACACTTTAGTTATTATTATTCAGTTGTTGCTTCATTACGGCTATATCCAAATGCCCTAAAGAAAAAAACGCTACGCAGAAATTTTGCGTAACGTTTTTTTTCTTTATACCTTCATGCCATTGGACGCAATCACTTGCTGATACCATGCAAATGAATCTTTCTTCCGACGATCAAGGGTCCCATTTCCTTCATTGTCTTTGTCCACATAGATCACACCGTAGCGTTTCTTCATTTCCCCTGTACCAGCAGAAACCAAGTCAATGATGCCCCACGGTGTATAACCCAATAAGTCGACGCCATCATAAGCTACTGCTTCTTTCAT